CATTCTGCGAAGAGCTTGACCGGGTCGTGGAACTGCACGACCCCGAGCCGGTTGGTGACGATCCACCCGATCTGGGTGGCGAAGGCGTTGACCTGCTCCCAGTCACTGCGGTCCACCTGGGCCAGGGACCTCCAGATGTTGGGCTGGGTGTGCCCGCAGACACCGAGCAGGTTGCGCTCAACCAACGCCGCCATCGCTGAGGTCACCGTGGTGTTGGTCCAGAACTTCGGCATCGCCTCGGACATCACCTTGGTCACCCCGAGGATCGACAGCGTGAAGCTCAGCGACCCCTGGGACTCCTGCTCGTCGGTGACCGTGGTGATGTAGCCGAAGAAGATCGTCGTGCGCGGGGGCACCCCGTAGTAGAAGCTGATCGGCTGGTCCACCAGGTCGTCGGTCTTCTCCAGCGTCTCGGAGATGCACGACAGGACGGCCTGGTCGTGCTGTCCCTCCGACGAGCTGACCTGCATCTCGACAAGGGTGACATCGAGGTCGGCACCGTTCACCGCAGGCTTGGAGACGGGAACCTTGCCACGGGTACTCCTGGCATCAACCGTGGTCGAGAGGGCCACTGGTCACTCCGGTATCCGCAACTGGTCGCCCATCTTCAAGTCGAGTGGGTACCACACCTGGGGGTTGGCGGCGGCGATGTCGGTCCAACGCTTGGGGTCCTCGTAGATCCGGAAGGCCAGGAACGGCATGTTGTCCAACTGGGTGGCGAAGACCGACACGTTGGTCAGATACCGTGGTGATACCACCCAGACGTAGAGGGCCTCTCTCGCCTGGAGCCGCAGCGTCAGCGAGGTGAGGCCCAACTCCCCTTCCAGCAGGGGATAGCCCCACTCGTTGTAGAGGTGGGCCTTGCAGAAGATCCGTTCGGCCACCTCGTAACGGGAACCGGAGGAGATCACGGTGCAACCGTGTCGTTGGTGGCGTTGGCAGCCATGCTGCCGCCGCTGGTGAGAGGTCGGATGCAGTAGTTGTAGGAGTCGGGAAGAGTGCTGACCGTGTAGTCAGACGACCCCACACCGAGCGACGTACTCTTGGCGTGGAAGAGCTTGATGCTGTCCCCCGACACGGCCTCCACGAAGGCGACGTGGTTCTCGCCCTGGACGCTCCCGTCACCGACCACCCGGAAGATCAGGTCGCCCTTCTGCATCACCTTGAGTCCCGCCTCGCGGGTCGCAGAGCCAGAGAAACCCCAGACCTTCTGCGCCGCCGTCGAGTCCCTGAGGCCACCCCACATCGTGTAGGTGGACGGTGCCCACACACTGCCCAGATGCCCACCCGTGGGCCACTTAGGCCAACCCAGTTGCTCTGACTGGTTCGTCTCTGCGAACCCGGCCCACACCAGAGACGAGCAGTCGGCCTGTGCCCACAGGTTCATCCGGTTGGTCTTGGTGTACTGCGTGTTGTACTTGGCCGCTTGGGCCTTGGCGTGGTCGACCGCCGACCCGTTGCCTGTGCCGCTGGCCTGGGCCGAGAAGTTCTGCTGATTGAGGATGAGCGTGTTGAGGGCCTCGTCTACCGACGCCCACTCCACGTCGGTACGGGTGAAGGAGACGACGGCCTCCTCCTGCTCCTCGGTGCTCACCCGTGCCGCTGCGGCGAGCGCCTCGGGCTGGAAGTCGGGGATGGTGACGGTGGGCGGGCCAATCCGCACCGCTCGCATGGTGATGGCGATCACCATGCGGGTGGGGATCATCCGGTGGGTGAACTTGATGTAGGAGATCGAGGCGTTGATCGGCCGACCGGTCACCGACAGGTTGGGGGAGAACACCACGGTGATGTCCTGCGCCCCGATCAGCATCAGACCGTTGTCGGGGATGCCCACAGGGTTGGTGCCGACCTGGTCGTCACGGACGCCCCGGACCACCTTGTCGAAGAACTCCTGGTCGACGAAGACTCCTGCGTTGTCGGCGTTCATCGCCTCGTTCTGGCGGTCGAAGAACAGTTCGAAGTTGAAGTTGAGGATCGCTGGCGGGGCCACCAGGTTGCCCGACTGGTAGATGGTGTTGAACGGGTCGAGGGCACCCTGGTCGAGGTAGTTGACATACTCCCGCTGGATGGCGGGAGGGTTGTACATGAAGTTGAGGCGGCAACTGCTGTTGGGGTCGTTGGTATCGTGGTATGCCCGCCTGATGAAACCTCGCAGCAGCCGAGCTGGCCGTCCCCCGGCCTCACCGAAGTCGAGGCTCTCGATCAACTGGCCCGCCGCCATCGAGAGGAACGGTGGATTGGCGAAGTTGCCGCCCCCCGAGATGTTGTTCCACAACGACTCGGCCGGGAGGCTGCCAGGGGTGCTCGTCTCAAAGAAGCCGGGGATGGCCGCGTCGTCGTAGGGATAGGCCCCGGTGAAGTTGTACCGGCTGGGGTTGACCAAGCCCAGGGGGAAGAACTCATACGGCCCTACCGTGCCGGGAGTGGGTGTGCCACGTCCGGTGGTCGCTGGTGTGGCGGTGTTGACCATCAGTTCGCCCTCTCCATGCGTCCACGCATCTCCCGCTCCAGATGGTCAGCGATCTGGGACGCGGCCCGACGCACGTCGATACCGGAGTTACCGCCGCCACCTCCGTTGATGACGAAGGTGTTATTGAACGACATCCTCGACCCACCGATGCGGACACTGCCGCCACCGCCGTAGCTGTCAATGTCACCGAGGCCCGCCTCATGCACGTAGGCGGTGGCCGCGTTGACATCAGTACCATCACGAGGGTCATCGCCCCGGTACGGACCCCAGGCGTAGAAGGGGGTCGAGTTCTCATGGGCCATCGCGTAGGCGACCCTGAGGTTGGTGTTCGGGTTGAAGAGTTCCTCGTTGTTCTTCAAGCCGTAGGCCGCTCGACGGGCGGGGCCGAGGTTGCCGAGCATGTTGATCTGGAACAGGCCGTAGCTGAGATCCCCCGTGCTGAGGTTGTCGTTGAACGCGTCGGGTCGGAAGTGCGACTCACGACCGGCGATGGCCACCGCAGTGATCAGGTCGTTCCCCGTGAAGCCCGCCCTGTTGGCCAGGATGGCGACCATGGCGCCATCAGACAGGCCGGTCGAGGACAGACCCAGTTGCTGCATGGCCTGGACCAGGGTGACGTTGCCCACCCCCCCACCTTCGGAAGCACCCGCCGTGGCTGACTGCACCCGCCTGATGATGTCAGCGAGTTCCGTCCCGCCCCACTTCCCTCCGAGATCGTATTTACCTGCGGCGAGGAGCTTCCCCGTCGTGTCTGCACCGTACTTCGCCTCGATCTCCGCGTCGGTCGGCCCCGTGCCCCCGCCATGTTGCGGTGAGAGCATGGTGAAGAAGGCGGGGAAGATGGAACCGATGTCTTCGAAGGAGATATCAGACGAGAACAGCTTGGAGAGCAACCCTCCGAGACCAGCGTTGGATTCCGAGCCTGCGTCACCGATACCACTCATGCCGACATGCCACGGCTCCCCATGCCTGGCCCCCGACTGGAGGCCGAACTTGCGGGCGTTGGCCATGATCCAGCCGTACTCGCTGGCCGGACCGAGATCAGCAGCGAGTCCACGAGTATGAGCAGATGACTTCCCCGATACCCGGCTATAGCCCTTGCCCCTGAGGTTCCGCTGTGTTACCTCATCACGCCGTCCTGAGTTCATCCGCAGCCGAGGGTTGGCCCGCATCATCGCGCCAACCTTCTTGTTCATGTCTGGATGGAGGCCCATCGCTGTGGTCCCGCCCATGGCTCCCCACCCAGTGTCGCCCACATCGCCACCAGCGAGAATCTCTTCAAGGGCCGTGATAGAACTTAACGTAGTACCAGTGCCAAGGCTTCCTATGATGTCTGCGAACTGTGTTCCCAAATTGCCAAAGATGGCTCCTTCGCCAAAGAGATTGCTGATCAGGTTGAACCCAGTGGTGCCGTAGCCAATCCCTGCCCCCACGATCGAGCCGAGGACCCCCGAGTTCTCCAAGAACTGCATGAGGAACTCTTCCATCGTGTCAGGGAGATTGGCGATCGTGCTCGTGATAGCCGATTTCCTCACCGTACTGTTGATGAAGGAGGCCATTGCCGTGTTGAAGTCGGCGTTGGCATTCTCTCGCTGGCGGTAGGGGCCGCTCAGGCTGGTGGCCATTTGGAACTGGCCCTTGGTTGTTGCCGACACCGCCTTGGATCTCTGAAAGGCGAGGTTGCTCGACTGCGCCTCGATCGCCATGACCCCGCCGCCCGTGTTGTTCTGGGTCTTCGCCTTGTTGAGGGCGTAGTTCCACCAGGCTTCCTTCATGTCGGGTGGCACACCGTTGATGTCCAGCCAGGCGTCGATGTTGGAACCGGGGAACTGCTGAGTGATCAACTCGGGGTAGGTGAATGGTTGGCCCCGCTGGGCACCGAACCGTTGTGTCTCCAGGTAGTTGAGAATGCTCTCAGCCCACTGAGATACCGTCTTCTGGGCACCTCCCTGTCCGATCATGCCGAAGGCCCCGCCCGACATGAACAGTGACCGCTGTTGAGCGGCGGTGTTGCCAGCGAAGGAGCCGAGCGCACCAGCCAAACCAGGCAGACTGGCACCAGGGTACATGTTGGCCAACTCGGCGGTACCCCGGAAGAACCCCTCGGTCCGAACACCAGGTTGAGGTTGGCCTGTGGGGGCACCGAAGTCGTACATGGCCCCGAACTGGCGAGCCGTGGCGAACGTCTGGGCGATCTCGTCGGCGGTGCCCCGCAGACCGTAACGTCCTCCTGACGACCTCATCTGCTGGCCGAGGACATCGAGCATCCGTCCCCCCGAAGCGCCAGTGGCGTACTGCATGCCGCTCAGGGCCGAAGAAGCGTTGTACGCCAACTGTCGGTTGGCCGAGATCGTGGACTGCATGAACCGCAGGGGGAACATGGAGATGTCGTGGCTGAAGTCCCCGGCGATGCCGTACTCCAGAAGGCTGCCGATTGACTGACCGGCTGGGCGACCACCCTGCATCTGGGAGAAGAGGGTCTTGAGTGCCGTGGACGCGGTGTTGGCCCCGCCAGTCAGGTTCTTGAAGATGTTGCCGACCTGGGCACCGGCACTGGACGACGATCCGCCGAGGGCACTGAGGGCCGTCTTGAGGCCCTGGATCTCACGGGTGAGGTCACCGATGGCCCGAGCCGCGTCGGCCAGTCCCGGCAGGGGGATGGCACTGCCGAAGTTGGGAGGAGGCGGCGGTTGGTTGGTGGGATTGTTAGACATTCCGACGCCTCTCTATTCTCCATCTCACCATTGCCAGGAACCAGTCCCGTTCCCGGTAGCTCAGCCCTCGTATCTCACTCAGCCCCCAACCGGGGTAGTTCTGGGCCAGCACCTCGTAGCTCAGGAACAGGCCCTGATAGTCACGGACGAAAGAAGTCGAGCCAGCCGAACTCGACCTGCTGCCCCTCCCCGCAGCCAATGCACGATACGGACGCTTTCAGGTCCACTCTGGGCTGCTTCTCGGACATCTCGGCCAGCAGTCCCTGACGGTCACGCATGGGCAGGTCCCGTGCGAAGCCGGTGGGGTCGACCACCACGTCACCGTTGACCGACACGATGCAGTTGGACAGCAGGAGGGTGTTCATCTCGGCCAGCGAGGCCCCCTCCTTCCGCAACATCGCCGCCTGGTCGAAGCCCGTCGACAGGCGGTAGGCCAGGCGCAGGTTCCGCGAGGTGATGTACTCGTACTCGTTGCGGATCTCCTCGTCCCCAGCAGTCAAGGGGAAGTCCTTGCTGAGGGTGACGAGCAGGTCCTGTGAGACACCACACTTGTCACAGGTCAGCGGGAACTTGCGCTCGTCGCCGTAGGTCACCCTGGCGATGGCCAGGAAGAGGGCGTCCCGCTCTCCGGTGAGGAGTTGCCGCAGATACCCCTGCCGTTCCGGCAGTGGTAGAGAGGTGAGGTCGACATCACCCATCCGCACGACCCCTCGGGCCAACAGGAGGTCGTATGTCTCGTCGGCGCGACGGAGACGGCCGAGGGCCTCCTCATCGACACCGGTCAGTTCCCGTACCTCGATACGGGTCTGCCGCTTCCCGCCGAGCAGGACGCCTCTGGGGAGGTCGACCAGGACGTTGCCTGGTTCCTCGACTCGGGGGACCTCCCCCACCATGACTTGCTTGGCCGCTTCGATGTCAGCTTCAAGATCACGTTGTCCAGACGACGTTGGCAGGATCTCTGTCACGCCACTCACGATGTTTGATACCTCCGTATGGGATTAGGCCGGGGCGTTGTAGCCAATGGCGTCGGCCTGACGCGAGTCGGCGTTGCCGAAGAACACGTCGAAGCCTTCGTGATGCACCGTCATCTGGTGGATCATGATCTCGTTGGCCTGGGCGTTGAGGCCGCTGAACCCGACCGAAGCGGTCCAGCAGTTGTAGAACTTGAAGGCCATCAGCGACCCGGCGTAGGGCTGTCCGGTATCGGACATCGACGCCGCACCTGAGGTCACCGGATGGGACATCACCCGCACCACCAGCATGTAGCGGTACTGGTCGATGGCTCCCGAATCGGCCATGGCCAGGGTGCCCGAGCCGTGCTGGACGCTGAACATCCGCTTGGCCAGGTCCCACATGTCCCTCTTGTCATAGAACACGCCCGATGCCATGGTCAACGGAGCGAAGTCCGTCTGCCCCGGCAGCTTGTGCGGCGTGGTGTTCTGTCCACCCTCGCGATAGGGCACCATGTCGGTGTTCATGGCGATGCCTTCCACCGACATGAACCCCATGTTGCCGAAAAGGGTGCCCTGGTGTGAGACGGCTTGGACGTTGAACTTGAAGTTCCGAACAGGGTCGGAACGGGCAGTGGTTTCCATGTGTTACCTCCTGTTCAGAAGCTCGTGTTGGCTTCAGTGATGAAGTCAGCCGAGTTGACTTGTGTGATCTTGATGATGATGAACTCAGCGGGGTACTCCAGGGCCACACCGACCTCCATCAGCACCGCACCTGAGGCGATGATCTGAGGAGTGTTGAGCGAGGCGTCACAGCGGACGTAGTACGCCTGCTGCTGGTTGACCCCACGCAGGCCCCCCCGCTCCCACAGCGGGCGCAGGATGTTGTCGGCCGTGATGCGGAGGCTGGACCACAGACGCTCGTCGTTGTTCTCGAAGATCGCGTACTGGGTCGAGCGGCGCAGCGACTCCTTGACGGCGATGAGCACCCGGCGTCCCGAGACGTACTTGTCCGGGCCGTAGCCCTTGCGGGTGCGGGCACCCATGATGCACATGCCAGCGCCGACCACCGGCCGGATGACGTTGATGTTGGCCTGATTGATGTCGCCCAGTTCGGTGTCGGTGAACTTGGTCTGGACGCCGACAGCGTTGGCGATCCCGGCGATGATCCCGGCCGGTGCCCGCTGCACACCGATGGTGGCGTCGAGGCGGGCGATCACGCCGAGGACGGCACCTCCCGGTGGGATGGCGATGATCTCGCCCACACGGTGGGGGGCCGGGTTGGGGATCATGATCCACGGCCCGTACGACACGGTGTAGGAGTCGCCCGTGTTGTCCTTGAGTTCGTTCTGCATCTTCCCGGCATAGGTCGAGGGCGGAACGCTCGGCCCGCGGGGAGGACACCCGTCGTGGTAGGACATGATGTCCTCACGGTCGGGGAAGATCGTCCGGGGGGACACCACGAAGGACTTGAAGCTCGCCTCGGCGTCGTCGGTGTCCATCGTGCCTGCGTCTTCCAGGTAGCCGCAGATGTTGAGGTTGAGCGGTCCCTCGATCTGGGACAGCACCGCAGCCGAATCGCCCATCTCGTTCTCGGAGGACACGTAGGGGTCGACCCCGTTGATGAGGAAGATCGGATCGCCGGGGTTAGGAGTACCCACTGTCGGAATCGTGGTGTGGGCGTCGTTCACGTCGGTGATACGGATGTATCGGCTGCCCGCCCCTGTGCTGGGGTTGTTGATAGCAACATCGACCCGCTTGGTGCCAGGCACGTCACCGGTCATCGACAGGCCGCTGAACGCCTCGACCACCTCGCTCTGGCCCTGGGAGTTCATCGCCAGCACCGAAAGGGTGAACACGTCCTTGTTCGGCTGACCCGGCTCGGTGACCAGGGCCGTCTCCTTGATGCTGAACGACAAGGTGTTGCCCCAGGCCCCGGCGCTGCTGGCGTTGACCCGGAAGGCCACCATGTTCGTCTCGGAGGTGTTCCCACCGGCCACCGACTGGGTGGCCGGACTACCGGCAAAGTCGGGGTCGGAGGGGACCGACCTCACGATCCAGGCAAAGCGCCCACCGTTCTGGTAGAAGCTGTAGACCGCGTAGGGCATGTAGCTCAGCACCTTGGTGTCGATGCTCGATGCGTCGGGCGGGTCGATGTAGTCGAACCCGCCGAAGGTCTGGGAGTAGGCACTCCAGGACTCGCACAGGACCGGTGTGTTGGGCGGTCCCTTGAGGGCGACGCCGACGAAGGCAGCCACCGTGGTGGTGCCCGCAACGTCAGCGGGGTTGACCAGGAGGGATTCCTCCAGGTAGACGCCAGGGCGTCGGTAGTAGGTGACCATGGTCGCTCCTTAGTTCGTGTTGACGAAGGAATGCGACGACAGTTGTTACGAGCCAGACGGCGTTATCACGTTGCTGAGGGGATGTCGCGCCCCTCATGGGCGATGTGGAAGAGTTCCCCACCGGCCTCGCGCTCCTCTTGGGAGTGTTCGTTGAATGGGTCCGACGTGCCCAGGAACTGCTGGGCGTAGGTGTCGAACTGTTCTCTGGCCACCACCGGGATGAGCACGCGAAGCGTGCGCCAGGTGGCGTCGTCAGGATTGCCCAGTCGGGACTGGGGGATCTCGGTGAGCATGGTGATCGTGTAGTACTTGCGGAAGATCCGCTTGGTCCCCGATTCCGTCGTCTCCGGGACGTTGGCGGCGTTGAAGCTCACCACGTCCACCCGCTTGTCGATCCCATCGGCCTCGCAGCGGATGAAGAAGGGCCTCGGGGGCAGCACGTCGGTGGCGAAGATCGAGGTCAGGTACCGATCGTGGAGGTTGGAGCGGGCGAAATGGCTGACCTGGAAGGTCAACCGCATCGGCAGGAAGTTGGGCACCATCCAGGTCTGGATGTTCCAGCCGAGGGGCGGCTCGGGCATGTTGGGCGAGAAGCTCGGCCGGTAGATCTTGGTCGCCGGTTCCCAGTGCAGAGAGTGGAACAGGTCATAGGCCGGTTCGGCGGCGATCATGTCGATGACGATGAACGGGTAGCGGATCTGGCGCTCGCCCTCGGGGAAGCGGTACCACACGCCCACGTCGATCTTGGGCTTGAGCGGATCGGCGGGCACGTTGGGCACCTTGATCCCGGTGAGGTACTTCTTGAGCGCGGCCTCCTCGGCCAGGATGTAACCGAGGTGGTTGTCGAGGTCCGGTTCCGCCAGCAGTGGGTAGGGCGAGATGCTGCTCACCCGACAGACCCAGCCGAGATCTGGGAGCCGAGCTTGGACTTCATGTGCTGGTGGGCAAGCTCCTTGCCCTCGATGAAGTCCTGACCCATCGTGCGGAACAGGGGCGACGGCGGGCGGTGCTCGTCACCGAACTCGATCTGGAACGCCTGAGAGGCGAGGTTGGAGTCGTTGAGGCCGATGTACAACTGGCCGTCTTGTGACCACGTCTCGATGTCGTCGGCCAGGGCCGACCACTCGGGGTCGTTCTGCGCCCTGATCAGGGTCCTGGTGTAGACGAACTCGGCCATCTGCTGAGCCGCCTCGGCCGCTGCCTCCTGGAGACGCTGCGCGTATAGCTGCGTATCCCTGAGCAGGTTGCTCAGATCGATGGAAGCAGGCGCTGCCAACGGTGTCTCCAGGTCTAGGCGGTGGGTCCACGGTCGCTCGACCGCAGACAGGCCAACCATAGTCGCCTATGGCTCACCAGTAGCGGTTTACCTGCTCCGTCGTCGTCACCGTCTCCACCGTCTGGATATAACTCTCTTCGCCGTAGGCCCTCATGAAGCCGATCAACGCCTTGGTCCCACCGAGGGTGGACCAGTCGGAGCCGGTGAGCCGTATGCCGTAGGTCCCCGTCGTGGTCTGGGGGCCGAGAGTGACCAGCTCGGACCATGTGTCGGAGTGCCAGACGGGGATGGCCCCATAGGAAGCACCGGCCACGATGTACTGGGCGGTACGGGTAGTGGTGTTGATGATGTCGCCGTCTTCGGGGGTCCAGGGAGTCTTCCCGGAGAGTTGGACGTAGAGCCTCTGCGCCCTCACCCCAGAGGGAATCCAGATGCCCTCGACCTCATTGCGATAGATGCAGGTGTCGGGAGGCCCCTTGGAGAAGTACTTGACATCGGAGGTCCAGGGCTTCCACTGGGTGGATGTGGCGAACGTGCTGACCTTGGGGTGACCGATCCAGGGGTGCATCAATGCGGCCGTGCCCGGTACCCCGGTATCACCCAGAGCCTGGATCGACACCTCGTACTTGGTGTCGTGAGCCACCGAGTACGTCTGCTCCAGCACGGTCGGCCCGACGTTGAAGGTACGGGTCGGGCCGCTCGGCTGCTGCACCACAGTGAGCCGGTAGCCGGTGATCGGAACGCCGTTGTAGGCGGGGGCCACCCACGACGTGGTCATCGAGGTGTAGGACCAGGACTTGTTGTGGATCTCGGGAGCGTTGGGGACGCCCAGGTAGCCAGAGTCGATCCACTGGTTGGTGCCGCCAGGACCGTTGGGCCAGCAGACCCGCACCTTGGCGGCAACGATCCAGTCGGTGGCCAGGGCCGGGTTGCGGACGCGGAACCTCCCCGGCTGGATGTCCACCCAGGCCCCAGCGACCTGCACCCTGATCCCCATCAGAAGATCCAGATCGTCCCAGGCGGGTAGTTACTAGCGCTGATTGCCACGGTGCTATAGACCACCGGCCCGCCGTAGCCGAGGATCGTTCCTGGAGTGCCGAAGCTGGTCCCGTCGTAGTAGATGATCCCCTTGGAGTCCAGGAACTTCGGTTGTGCCTTGACCATGAAGTCAGTGGCAAGGGCGCGGACGAAGGTCGAACCCACCTCCAGGTAGGAGTTCCCGAAGGCGCTGCCGTCCCAGTACCGCACCAGGGCGCTGGTCGCATTCCCGTAGAACCGGGCGTGGTCAGACTGGAAGACGGGGGCGGTCGCCACGTTGGAGGCGAAGTTGACGCCGCCGATGGTGCCGGTGGTGCCGGTGATGGTGCCGCCGTTGATAGTCCCCGACAGGTTCATCGAGCCACCCGTGTACGACCCGGCCGAACAGGAGGCCCCGGCGATGCTGACGGTGGCCGTGATGTTGGTGATCGAGATCAGGTCCTGGACCGTCACCGGCTTGTCGATGACCAGGTCGGTGGCACTGGTGGTGAACTTGACCGTCGTCGCCCCGGTCTTGAGCGACATGAAGCCAGATGCTCCGGTACCGGTGACCTTGAGTACCCCGTTGAGGTCGGTGTCGGTGCTGACCGACGTGAGGTTCTTGCCCAGGACCAGGCCCGCCCCACCTGTGGAGGCGGTCTGGGAGAGCGTCACCGACTCGTCGGCGTTGGTGTTGTTGACCGGGCTGGCCTTGAGGTTCTGGGCGCCGAGCACGCCGATCCAGCGGCTGGAGCCTGAGTAGAACTCCAACCGGTCAGGGCTTTGGACGTAGCTGACCTGGCCCGCGGTCGCTCCCGCCAGAGCGGTGTTACGGGTGGCGACATCGGCATAACGGATGATCGTCCGGTCCTGTATCCAGGTCACATCGGCGTCGCGCCAGTAGTCGACGTAGTCGGTCCAGTCGGCCTTGCCGTAGACGGGGGGAAGGGTGACGGGCATCAGATCTCCTCTAGCTGACCGAGTAGGTCCGGTAGCGGGCCTTCCAGGACACATTCATGTTGGCCCCGATGACGTTGATCGACACGTTGCTACCGCTGACGCTCGTCGTCACGTCCCAGGCGGCGACATCCTCGTCGGTGTTGCCGAACGAGAGGTTGCCGATGATCGTCGTCC